CATCTCCTCAAGCAATAAAGGAATCATGGGCATTGCAATTCTCTCTTCATATATCATCATGGCTAGGTCTTCATAGTGTTTTTTAGCAACAGAAACAGTTTCAGTTTTTATACCTACCCCTTTTAATTCCTGCTGAATATCAAAGGACTGCCAGCGGTCAAATGTCACCATGCCTATGTTAAAACCTTCTCTTCTTAGATTTTGTATCCATTTCTTAACTTCAGACAGGTCTACAGGTCCTTCTACTTTTGGTTCCCACCAAGCAACGGCATCCACTATTACGATTGGAGCCACCTGTTCGTAATCTTTTATTACCTGAATGTTTACCCAGCGTTCAACATGTGCAATTGCAACGGCACATTTATCATGAACCTGTGCAAGGTCTGCATGAATATAATATATTTTTTCTGGATCTGGCTTAAATCCTGGATCAAACCTTCTATGATTATCAAGTGGATTTCTAAGAGTCATACATTTTTCTAATTTATCTTTTTGCTTAAAGAACGAATCTGATGAATATGTGGGGGTACATAAAAATCTCATCATTGCATCACCTATATCAGTTAAAAAGGCAATCTTAAAATCATCAATTTTTCTAGTAGGATTTACTTCCCATGTAGGTCTTTTAAGAGCAAACATTCTAGGGTATTTATAAGAAGTAATATGGTCTTCTTCCCACACTATTTCAAATTCATTGTCTGGTCCTTCTGGTAGTTCTTCATTAATAATAAACTTATATCTACGCTCTACTACATCTTTTTGCATGATTACATCTTCATACCGTTTTGAAATAAAATCGCCTTGATAACGGGGAAATGAAAGAAGAACAACCTTGCCAAGATCTGGAAAACGAGAATCTACCGTACCCCTAAATGCTTTATATATATTATCAGCAGTCTTACCTTGATCATTTCCTGTTCCAACCTCTGTTACGAATCCAGAAATTTCATCAAGAACTGCCATAAATAAGTTTAGACCCTCATGAGATTCTCTCTCAGAGTGACCTGAATAAACAGTAATAGACTTTTCAAAACCAATAGAGTTTACTTTTGGATCATATTTTCCAGCAAACCATGGAGACTTCTCAATTTTAGTTTTAAAACCTTTAAAGAAAACATTTTTTGCTTGTTCTGCGTTAATAGCAACGTTAATAATATCTATAGCATCTCCGCTTGGCTTTCCGTAGTATCTAGCAGGATCTTTAAGGCATAACAGTTTATATACTACATAGGCACAGGCAACCGTAGAAACAAAGTCTTTTCCGCTACCCTTTCCTAACTGTAAAATAATCTCATTCTTTGTATATTTAGAAAAATGTTTGCTTCCTTCTTCATGCCCCATTATCATTTCTAAATCTTCTTTACGATATATCTGGCTCATCGCCTCAACAATGTCATACTGGATTGCAGACAGCGGTGGCTGATTAAGAAAATCTGGAGACTCAACAAATGTTTTTACATCTACAGGACTTTCATCAAATTGATTATCTTGAAGTGCTTCAAAAAAATCATTGAACTTGGTGGACAACTGTAATCACTTCTCCTTCTTTAGCGATTGCAGATAATCTTTGCATGATTAAATCACGAACCTCTGGGTGCTCAGAAGCAATATCACGAAGAATGCCAACAAGAACCTCTTGTCTTTTTTCAATTTCCACAATTTCTTCTGCTAATTCTTTATTTTCTAATAGTCCAGCTTTTTGTAGCATATCAATTCTTCTTGCTTCAATATCCATAACAAGCTTAATTGCAGCAGTTTTAGCATTAAGGTTTGCTGTTGTAGTAGCATCATCAATAACTTCATATGCCTGTTGTATTAATCTTGTGTAGTGTGCATCTGCTGCTACCAGAGCATCTTTTGCACGAGCACGAATAGCATCATTAGCAGATGCCATAGTTTTCCATTCATTTAAATGTGCCACCACACGAACTCTTGGCATTGCAAGATTCTTTGATATTTTAGTTGGGTCATTACCCTTTAAGTATTCTTCAACAACCTTGTTTATCTCATCAAGGTGTTTGACTAATTCAATTTCAGTGTCTGACATATTTTCCCTCTAGTCTATTGATTTCATCCTGAATATAAAATATAGCCTTCTTTAAATCTTCAATATGTCTAGACTCATCTTTGATTCCTGCTCTCCAAAGATATTTTATTGCGTTGCCAATGTTAAAATTTCTATGCCTTGTAATTTGTATAGCCTCTACACCGCTTGGGTCAGAAGTATAATGAACAGGATGATTTACCTGATCAACGGTAATGTGAAACTTATCTTCGCTCATCGCTTACTCTTTCTTAGTCCGAATTTGGCAAGGTATACATAAATTGTCTCTACGCTTACCCCACACTCCTTAGCAATATCTTCTGGAGATTTCTTATCCATGTGATATCTTTTTTTAAGCCATACCTCATTAGTATACATCTTTGACATGATTATTGCAACCTCAAATTCCATACGATAGATTCGGGTCCAGCCTCAATTTCCCTATGTAGCTTTTCTTCATACACTCTTTTCATATCATAGTACATTGATGGCTTAACATCTTTCAATTTAGGCGTAATATTATATAAAATGTCACCAGTTTCTTCATCTAAACCAGCAAACTCTATAGCATTTTGCAGAACTAAATGCTCTATTAACAACTCTCTTTGCAAAGACTCAGAGTCCATTATCCCACAGCCTTATCCCAATTATTTATGGCCCAATGGCCTATTCCAGCGGCATCAGCAACATCATAGTCTTCTATATTTTTATCATAGACTACTTCTAATAGTTTTATCGTTCTGCGCTTTCTAAAATCGCGTTCATATGATTTATACCAGGATAATGATTTACCAGGATTGGCACTTCTAACCTGCATCTGTTCTTCTTTTGATAGTCTTTTATTTCCTAAATAGTTTTGCCATGTAATGGGGGATACTCTTCCTATTTGTTTTATACCCGCCAAACCAGCACCACCTATAATTCCTCCTTGAACCAGAGCAAGATCTGCTGCAGTTTTGGGGGAATTCATAAAAACGGTATGCTCAATAACAATAGTATCTACTAGATTATAATAACCAAACAGAGCTTTTGTTTTTTTAGCAGCATCCTGTACCTTTTCATAAATATTTGATCCCTCAAAATTTATTTTGCCATATTGTCCTATATTTTTATATGAATACATACAAAAGGCAAGACTGTTTGTACTGGCATCAATAGCACAAATGTTGGCTGGTTGACTAATCTTGCTCATAATCAAAGTATCCTTTTATTTGTTTTAACATTTTATCTACCGCTTTTTTACTTACATTACAGTTTGGACAAAACCCAGAATCATTATAGATTGATAGTTGAAGTCCGCATCCGCCAATACATCTGCGAACTTTACCTATTCTTTTTTGCCTACGAGAAACCTGATACCTTTCAGCAATCTTATCTTTTGTGGCAGCATCTCTACATGCTTCACCACAATAAATCTGATAACTTACTTTTGGTTGAAAGCGCTTATCGCATCTTTCACACAGTTTCACTCAACCCCTCCATAGACTTTATCTTTATAACTCCTGCCTCAGCCGTGGAGCATACAGTTTTTACTGGACACCCTTTACATATTTTAGAGTTAGCCCTATAGTTCTTTTGTGGTAAAGTCTTATCTTTCCACGCTTTATAAACGGTACGCATCCACTCAAATGCATTTTCAATCCATTGTCTGTAATTATCAGTTACCTCTATAGGAAATACTAAGAGTTCATGGTTGTTTTTATTTTCATAAATCAAAACACCTTTGGCCTTCTTTAGAATTTTCATGTATATTAACAACTGCATTACATGTCCCTTTTTGGGCTGACCTTTGACTCTGTAATGTTCAAAAGCTTCATTATTCATTGTTTTGATTTCAGCAATAATTTCTTCTTCTTCCCAATTGAGAATTGCATCTCCCCATCCAAATATTGGTGGATCAGAATTTGTTACCTTGAATTCTGTGGTATCTTTTTCTTTACCAGTTTCTTCAAAATACTTTTCATCAAGAAACCTTTTTGCTACTCCAGAATCAAGCATTGCCTCTTGAATTCTGTCATGCGACAAGGTTCCACTATTCATATTTGCTACAGCATACGGAGTATCATTGTTTTCAAATATGTTACCCTCAAATGCAAAGTACCAATATCTTGGACACTCTCCGTGACCCCAAGCTAAAGTTGAGGGAGCAAAGGTCTTCTTTTGTGTATGCTTTGGACCACGCTTTGCAACGTATCCAGAATTAATCTTTTCTATCAGACCCTTTGTGTCAATTATCTGTGGTCTATCTTCTGGCCTTATCATTATATTTCTGAGCAAGTTTTTAGTCATATCATCCTTTTTATCTATTATATCAGTTAACGCATTATGTATTTAAGCGCTGAAACTAAGTCGTTGATTGACTCTGCTGCAGTGTAATAAATGTTTTTCTTACTTCTGTCCGTCTTGTCAACATTTGTCATCCAAGTAGCCCTGAATGCCATTTTTGCTGCTATGGCTTGAAGCCTTACGATCTCAATGCTTGCCACCTGTAATGGAATGTCTGGCTTTATGATTAACTTGGCAATCATTGTTAAAGCGGTAGTCAACTCTTCATCTTCCATATAGTTGGCTATCTCAGATAAACCATTAATCATATCTATTGTTGTTTTACTATCTTCATCTTGTTTCATTTTTAGCCTCCCAAGTTAATTGATCTAATAATTCAAATTCTATAATTGCAAGCCTAGTTTTCTGATTACCCTCTCCTAATATAACTACTATGGCTGGAGATTTATCAGTACCCGCTTTTATTGAATCAGTAACAGCCTTTGCCCAAACATCTTTATTTAAGGTAAAAGACTTAGACGATTCCTTAAAATCAATTACAAAGTCTCGCCAAGTTGCATCACCCTTTTGGTTATTGCGCCCAGAGTTCTTGTGCTGTTTAGCACCTATCCTCTTGCTTTCATTTTTTTCGCTCATAGTCCTTCTTTGTTTTTACTAGTGCTGCTCTAGAGATGTGCTTCTTGCTACACATCCAAGTAAGATCAGAAGTTTCAAGCCAAAGCCTTAAAGATGTAACCTCTTCCCTACATGTATGACAAGGAAACTTTCCCTCAAAAACTTTAAATTTAACTTCAGACATTTGCTAGTTTGGCCTTTAGCGCTTCCTGTAAATCTAAGTCTTCTCTAACTCTAGCGATAAGTCCATCGCGTCCTTGGACTTTTGTTCCATCATCTAACTGATACCAAGCGCCAGTTCTATTTATATGCCCAGCCAATTCAGCGGTATCAACAAGATCGCCAATGAAGTCAACCCCAAGGTTGTCACCTCTAAAGTAAAAATCATACTCTCCGCTCTGAAAAGATGGAGAAGTTTTAGAAAATTGTAAATCCCATCTAACTTTACGACCAATTTTTTCTTCAATTATCTTATCTCCAACATGTATCTTACCTTTTATGGCTTGATTGTCTGATTCAGATGAGAACAATTTAATAACCACAGAAGAATAAAACTTTGTAGCCTGACCACCAGTTGGCTGTTGGCTAGTATACATTGCATTAATATTATTACGAGACTGACTAATCAAAACAAAAAGAGTTGGCTTTACCTTATTGTTCGCATAGTTAATCATTTTCCAAGCATTACTAAAGTCTCTTGACTCTGCACCAATTTGTTTTGTGTTTTCTAGTTGTTTTAATTCATCAGAATCTTTTTCAAAGTATATGGCTGGTAACAAAGATGTTACAGAATCAACAACAACAATGTCAACTCCTGCCTCTATAAGATTTACACCAACATCTACCATCTCATTAATAGTTCTTGCTTGCGAAACTATAAGTTTAGATGTGTCTACCCCTAGCTTTTCGGACCACACCTTGTCGTATGACATTTCTGCATCAATCCATGCACAGACCTTTCCCTCTTTTTGCGCCATAGCAATCATCTGTAAGCACAAAGAGGACTTAGCGCTAGACTTGCTACCCCAAATTAGCACCTGTCTGCCATATGGCAAACCACCATTCAATGCTTTGTTTAATCCATAACTAGGGGTTGCAGCGTATTCTGTTTTTGGTATTTCATCTCCAACAAGAATGCTTTTCCTTAGCTTAGGATTTAGTTGTGATAGTACCTGATCTATTGTTAATGTCATTAAAATCTTACCCCATGCTTCTTTGGTCTATGTGTATTTCTTTCCATCTTTTCTTTAATTGCATAATCAAGTGATTTCTTTACATACCCTGCT